TTGGTTGTCCTACTCCGCTTGCTTGTCCGGCTCCACTTGTTGTTCCGCCTGCTCCACTCTGTCCGTATATAAGGCCAGGGCTTAGCCCTGCGCCTTTTATATGTCTCATAGTGTTTTCATAATTGGTATAATTCCATAAATCCCTTGCCAGTCCTGTGGAATAAAACGCTTGTTGTTTATTTAGCTCCGCTTGGTGCTCCATCAATTGTTTATTCTCTTCGAATTGGTCTTTTTTCGCCTGATTACCCATTATTCCTTTGGCAATTGCGGTTCCTATACCTATTATTGCTCCTAGCATAATTATTTACATTTTCGCGCTTTTATGTTTGAAAGCGATATTCATATTACTTGATAATAAATTGTAGGTGCGTACTTTCGTGTATTTTCCGGTAATTAAACCGGACAAATACTCCGAAGTGCTTGTTACCTACAAGGCTTTGAAGATACCTCTTCAAACAGTTTAGTTTTCAGAGGGAGAGCCTCCCGATATTTTATCAGGTACATTTCCAAAATCTTCAGGTTTTGGAGTCATTTCTTTTTTTGCTGCTGCTCTTGTGATTTTATCGTAGGCGTCTACAGCTATATCAAATCTGTCTGTCCGTATATTGTATGCTGGTAGTACACCGTCTTCTTTTGCTGTATAGATAATTGGTGCTGTATCTGTAATCGGTTCTTTATCTTGAAGGATTCTTGCGCATTTTGTTTCAATGCTTTCGCCTTCGTATATTTCTACTGATTTTAATCTACCGTTGTTTTTTGATGGAAATGAGTATTTCATAATGTTATAATTTTTATAAGTTAGGAATTTGTTTTGCACTAATTAGACGTCTTACTCTGATGTCAAATTTTGTTTGTACCCAAAAGTTCATAGCGTCTAGGTTTGTATCTGCAAAGATGTAATTGAATTTTATTGGGTCTATATAAGTTGTTAAATCTTCAATCTGTTTGTTTGCATCGATTGAATAGTTACGATTGAGCACCATAAAGCTTTCGCTCATTCCAGGCGCGAAGTTTCCGAACGTCCTATTTACATTTGACATGTAGTTAATCCAAGCTACTGTCTTACCTGCGGATGTACGTTTTAAGCCTGGGTCTGCTGCAAAGTAGTCTGCCCACCATGCACGTTCACCGTTTAATGAGTCTTGGTATCCGATTCCGTCTAGTGCTGGTTTGTGCCAATCATCCATTGTTTCTAGGTATGTATCCCAGGTATTTCCCTGTCCGTAGTCGATTCGTGGAGTGATTGAACAGATACACATAATATAACATGGTTCTGTTACTTTGATACGGATATGTCCGCCTTTTTGCCTTCCCGTCGTTACCCCTCGTCCGGCTAGTGTTCCTAGTGGTTCGTCTCCAGATGCGCTGTTGCTTATTACTTCTTGAAATACAATTTCTTGGCTTACACCACCTTCGAAGGTTGGTGTTTCGCATCTCTCCATGTAGTTACCTCCAGTGTATACTGTTTCTAGCCAATCTCGGTAAGTTCCTCCTGAAATTGCGATTCTATTGAGGAAGTTGTATACCTTCTGCGACAGGTTTAAGGCGTCCATTGATAGCGTACCGTCCGATACGTCTACGGCACTTGCTTCGTTAATTCCGTTTACGCCCTCTATCCACTCCGTGTTTATCCAATTTTGATACAAATCACTGTTGTAAGTTTTTAGGCATAATCCGTATTGTGGGTCCGTTGAGTTTAGTTTGTTGTTTACGGCTTTTCTTTTTACAAAGTTAGTGAACGGAGCTACACTCATTGATGTTTTTGATATATCAAATACAACATCTCCTGCCGTTAATAGTATTTTATCTCTGATTGTGTCTAGGTTTTCTAGTGGATAACTTTCTAGTGTTGTTCTGTTTATTGTTTGTATACTTCGAATATACCACGTTTCCCCCGTTGGGATTTTGTTCGTTATTATTTTTATTGTTTCTCCTTCTACTCCACTTATGCCTAAGTCTCCCGGCGCAAGTATTTCACTTTGTCCTGTTGGTGAGTTTTTTGATACTTTGATTTGTATTTCGTTTTGTTTTATTGTTTTTGGACCTATGAGTATTACTCCTGCGTTGTTAACTCTACCTTCGTTGCTTGAAATTGCATTCGGATTTACCTTTCTTCCGTTGATTGTTACTATTACTTCTTCAGTATTTCCGATAATATAGAAGTTTTCTTCCTGCGTGTTGGCGTAGTAGTTTTTAAAGATGTCATAGTATGCTAGTATTGGTACTGCGTTTTTGGATATGTTTCTTGTGTTTGATTCCGCTATGTTCGCATAACCTCTTATTCCTAGGTATGCAAGTAAACAACTTGGATTTACTTGACTCCATTGCTCCTCCTCTGTTTTTGCAGTGTCGTACTTACCGTTTAGTGTTAAGCCTATTTGTGGTAATTTTACTTTTCCCATATTCAGACCGATTTTTGTTCGGTTGTTATGTAGCCAACTGTTATACAATCTTACAGGTGCCGCATAGATGTGATGCTCTAGTTTGAATGACCCGAATAAAGGCCCTGTTGTTGGGTGAGTAAGTGCGTTTGCTTCTATATCGATGTCAAATGTATCACCTTTTTGCCCTACTAAGCATAGGTTCGGTACTAATGTTCCAGGACTTTGTGTATTTCTTACAATGGTTGATAGGTCATGAGTTGACATGTTATACTCATGCAGGCTTACTGACATTTTATTATTGTCACCAATGGTATTTTTACCGATATTCTTTTGAATTGACATAATTCATTTTTCCTTTTTATTTTCGTTAGTATTTTTTATTTTTTTGCAGTTCGTTCTAGCTCCTTCTCATATTCGTCTGCCTCCTTACATGCATAGATCATTGCGGAAATCAGATTCCAGTCTATGGAGTTGATTCTATTTTCTGCTGCTTCTCGTGTAGGAAATTTTTCATTTGTTGCCAAATGTTTGCCAATTACAATCATGTATTCTTTCTCTTCTTGAGTTGTTGGTAATACCTTGAATACATCTTTCATGTCGTTAAATTCTCTTTCCATTTTTAATAGTTTTTAGGATTAATATTAATTTTTGTACTATCAACGCTTGACGTTGATGTTTGTTCGGTCTTTTGCGTTGAGTTTTGATTGTTTTTGCTGACGCTTAAACTCATCGTGCAACTTTGCACACAAAGCGTAGTAATGATCGCAATTATTGCGGTCGAAATAGCTCGGGTAATTTCTACCCATTGCGTCCCGTTGATTTTCATAAGGTTCCATTTTTAATTGTTTAAAATAATTTAAGTTGCAAATTTTCTAATTGCTGTAGGTATTCTTCCCACATGTCATAAATTTTCTCTACAATTAACCTCCTTTCCGTTCTTTTAATTCTGTATTCTTTGTAAATTGTGTCTTCGAATAATTCGACACCTGTTGTTACTTCGCCTGGTATTAAATTATACCAAGCGTATTTTTTGAATGCCTTAAATGTAGTAAATGTTTTATTTTTCACTATCCAAATTGTCTTTTTTTTCGGTTTTTTCATTTTCTTTAGGATATAATTTCCACGATTCTACTACACATACTAGTTTGGTTTCTTCCGGGTCGTTTAGCATTTTGGCGAATTTCTCCGCTATTTTATATGTGTTCATACCTGGAATTTCTCTTTCGATAATTTTTCCTTCATTGTCTACATAAATTGCTGTAAATTTTGTTGCTGCCATAATTAAAAAGATTTTTTTGTTGTTATTAATTTTATTTCTCTTCCTTCTGCTTCTTGATATGCGAAGTAGTGTCTTGTTGCGATACGTGTCGGTATATTTTTGTTGGTTACCGCTCTAAATCCACGTACTTTTGTTCTTGTTATTAACATATTTACCTCCTTGTTTTTTATTACACTACAAATATACGTGTTTTTTTTGTTTCTGCAAAATTTTCTGTTATTTATCTGAAGCTTTTAACTTTAATTAATATATCTGCATAGTAAGGATGCGCGGCGTTTGAGCGCCGATAGAGCAACAGAGAGCGCGTAGCTCTCCTTAGCGACTAGCACCTTGATATCGACGAAGTCGCACACCACGACCTTTGGTCGGGTGCACGTCACTCCTTATCCCGTTCTTAAGGTAGCCGTCTCTCGGATAAAGGCACACCTCACCCTCCCGTTATACACCCTTGGCCACCCGGCCTAGAGGTGTTAAATACAGACCCGTGTGATGTTAACACGGTACCCGTTGGTCATGCCCGAGCGCAGCCCTATGTGTAATACTGGTTATAATATAGATTGGCGAATGTATCAATGTCTTTATTAAACTGCTCTTGTTTTCTTTCCTCTTTTTTTCTTTCCTTCTCGGCGACCATAGTCGCTTTAGATTCCGTCCACTGACGTTGTTTTTTGAGCCTGTTAAGGTATTTTCTATCTTCCCATTCTTTGGGATTGTCGTAATACAGTCTTTCACAGCGTTCTCGTTCGCTTATGAGTACGCCCATATATCGTAATTCTTCGGTCTTTAGGTCTATTTTTGTTCCTAGTACGTATACGATTCCTTTTTCAATTTTATCTAGGAATAGTTTTTCACGTTCTTCTTCTGTAAATATTTTGTTTCTGTAATAGATAGGTAGGTTGAGTTTTCCTCCGTTTCTCATCCGGTATGATTCGTTTGTTTTACCTGGTATATATACATGTCTTTTTGCATCCTCTCGCTTGAGGTATCCTGCTCCTATTCCTGCCGAACAAAGCACCTTTCCTCTGAATTTTGGGTGCTTTTCGTCAATTTTTAGCATGTATTTTGTAATATAGTTGATTGTTTTTTCGTTCACAAAATATCCTGTGAATGTGATTCCGTATTTCCAATTGTCCGTTACCTTCTTTCCATTTCCCAGGCCCCATACTATTCCATGTAGATGTAATCTTTCTGTTTTTTCGTGTCCTAGTTCTGTAATAAACCAGTGTTTTACGGATTTTCCGGTTAATTTTCGTACTCTTTCTAAGCATAGTCTTATAGCTTTTGTTGCTATATCGTTATTGTCTTTTAACTTGTATTTTTGTTTCAGTTGTTTGTATGATTTATCATCGATTGTTAGTGTCAGGAAATAGGCATTCGGTGTTTGTCTGTTTTCTTCTGACATTCTTACCACCCATTGTCTTTGCTTTTGCTTCCTGCACTCATAGCAGTCCCCACATGCTGCTGTTACATAACGTAACCTTTCATCAGGGCAAACAGGCGGTACCCCGCCATTTTTCTTTGTTGGTAGGTACCGCTTATTTGGTATTAGTTTAGGATATAGACACATAATTATTGAAAACCTGTTTTACCTACTTTTGCTCCTAGTGCTACTCCTGCTCCTTTCGAAGCTATTTCTAGCATTCCAAGTACAATGTCTTTGACGAGCTTTTGTTCTTCAATGTCTAGACCTTTTTTGCCTAGTTCGTATCTGTTTATTACGTCTTGTGCATAGGCTTCCATCTGTTCTCTTTGGATGATGAGTGCTTTTCCTTTTTTTGTAAGTTCCTCCCATCCTTGTAGAATTTGTGCCGGAATTGCTTTTGCTTGCTCTTCATTGACTTTTCTCTGGCTTCCTTTGAGTAATATTTCACTCATCAGATTTTGAAGTGTTAGAGAGGATTCTTTCACTTTATTGTCAATTGTTCTTCCCTTTAACTCGTTGTCGAGTTTCATTCCGTTGATTTCTTCAGCTAGTTTATCGATTCCTTTTTGTAGGCTTTTGATATTCCAGCGTGTTTCATCGGCTTTGTCTTTTGTCCAATCGGCCATGTTTCGTTTAAGTTCCTCTTCTGCATCTGCTACTCTGATTTGTCCTAAGATGAGCCCTTTCTTCACTTTTTCGTTTGAAGTTTGCGCTATTAGGTTATCAATGGTAGCTTCTTGTGCTCTGGTATCTACACCTCTTATTTTTTCGGCTTCGGCTTTATTCTTCTCTGCTTGGCTTTCGTTAAGTCTTGTTTGACTCATTACATTTGCCAATTGTAGAGCCATTCCTTGCGCTTGTAGTCCTACCTCTGTCCCTGTTTTACTTGGTTGTCCTACTCCGCTTGCTTGTCCGGCTCCACTTGTTGTTCCGCCTGCTCC